TTAGTGTCAGATTTGTATGATGATTATGTTACAGCAAAGGCTCTAGGCAAAACTTTCGATATTAGTGTTGAGTTAAGAAAAAGAGAAAAAGAACAAATTACTAGTGTTAGAAACCAAGCAAACCAAAAATTATTAGGACAAAAAGATAGGTATCTAAAAGAAATATCTTACATGAAATATGGTGGAGAGTTTGGAAATCCAAAACAAATATTAACACTCGAAGAGGCTTTACAGTACATTACATTTATTACTGAACAAGGATTAGATAAAGCAGCTCAAAGAAATAAAAACATTTCAAAACTAAAAGTTCCTGGTATAGAAAAAAAATTAAAAGAAATACAAGAAATAGAGAATAAATAATTATGGATGTGTTCGAAGAAATATTTAAAAGACAAGAGTTTGAGAACAATGGTATAGAGTATGACCTTGAATTAAAAGATGGTATATTCCAGGCTATTGTAAAAGACCCAGACCCCTCGTTTCTTGAAAACATAGGAGAAGGTCTAGAAAGAGTAGCAGGTACTACTGCAAGTATCGGAGCAGGAGCTGTAGGTGCTACGTTAGGATTTCCAACCGATCTAGCTAGTTTATTTGCAAGTATAGGCAAGTCTGTCGGTGCGGAAGATGGTAAGAAACTAGAAACATTTGCTAATACATTTGAGACATTATCTAGAGAAAATTATGGATCACAGTTTTATAAAAAGTATTTTGATAGTTTTGTTGATGATCTAAATGTATCAGATCAAAAGAAAGAAGATTTTAAATCTGGCTTTGTAGCAGGGGAGTTTTTAGGTGTAGGTAATGTAGGCAAAGAAGCTGCCAAGCAAGCTCCTACAGTTGCCAAAAGTATTAAAGAAACATCAGAACAAGTGGGAGAAGCTGCACAAAAAAGAGTAGATGAAAACCAAGGTTCGATGACTATGTCTAGCATGGGTGTAGGTGAAATGGGTAAGATGGTAGATAAAGGTTTATCTAAACTAGCTCCTAATAAAGGTGAGGTTGTAGATATAAATAAAAAAGTAAAACAAGTCGTAGACATAAGAGCAGAACAAATGAAATTGCCTATTAAAGATAGAGTACAACCAAGCGGTGAACAATTTTTTAATAGAAATTATAAAACACAAACAGCAGATCAGACAGAAATAGAAACACCAAGTATAGATGAAACAAAACCATTTCCAAAAAATAACAGAGCAAAAAAATTAGAAAGTTTTAGTGATCAAATAGCCTCAACAATTGCTAATAAATTAAAAGATAAGGTAGGAAGTAACGAGCAATTTTTTTATAACACGCAACCTTTAATAGATAAAGCTACAGAATTAGGAATACCAGAAGATGTAGCCAAAAAACAATTAGAAAAGTTATCTTCAAATTATGCAGCAACAAGCCCTAAATCAGCAACAGAAGAAAATTTAAGGTCTGCCTCTCTTGTATCTGCAAAACAAACAGCAAAAATTCCTGTTGATTCAGTTATTGGTTCTGGAACTGTTGATCCCAAAACAGGTAAAAAGGGAATATCTGAAAAAGGTTACCCCATGATGATAAGTCCTGGAGGAACGCATAGAAAATTAGTAGATGCTGTTGCAGCTGAAGGTTTAAATGTAAACACACAACCTAAGCCATATAGTTTTGCAAAAAATGTTCAAGGTAATTTAAATGGTGTTACTGTTGACTCTCATGCTATAAGAGCTGTAATTTTTGTACTTAATGATCTCGAACCTGGAAAAGTACCAATAGAATTTATATTGCCTAAATTTCAAAAACAGTACAAAAAAAATCCAACTAAATTAACATTTGATATGATTGATGCTTCTTTCGCAACACAAGCAAGAAATAAAATATCATATAAGCCAGAATATAAAATATTCTCAGATATATATAAAAAAGTAGCTAATAATCTATCAATAAAACCTGCTGAAGCACAGGCATTAACATGGTTTAATTATGGAGATAGAACAGGATTAGTAAGTAAACCAAAAACATTTGTTGATATTCTAGAAGAAAGAATAGACGTTACCGCTCAACTTACTAATGATTCTAAAGACAATGTATTTAAACAATTTATGCAAGGTAAACTTCCTTTACTTTCTTTAGGTGGTATAACATTACTTGAAACAGGAACTTCTATGGAGAATGAGTAATGTTTAAAAAATTTATAAAATTTACTGAAGAGGCTGAGAAAAAAGTATATGGAAAAGATATTCCAGAAGATAAAGATATTGTTCAGCAAGAAGGTAAAATAATAATTAAAAGAACTTCTGAAGCAGAAGCTGCCGAAATGTCAGAGGCATTTAACAAAGTATTTAAAAATTCTACCACTATTGATGGGAGAGAAGTATTAGAAAATCTTGATACAATGGAAATCCCAACCACTTTTACAGGTGATTATTTAAATATAATAAAACAAAAAAATAAAAAACTATTTGATCATTTAAAAAGAGGTAAGGTTACTACAGCAGACATGATTCAGTATGCTGAGCAATTAGGAGAAAGACAAATTATTAGAAAGCTCATTAAACTTGAGCCAGGAGAATTAGTTAAAGCAGATGATATTTTTGCAGGTATGTTAGTGGTGCATAAGAATCTAAGAAAGATTGAAAAGAATTACAAAAAAATTAAAGATCTTAGTGACACAGATGTAGAAGTTAAAAAATTAAATGAAGAGATTGGTTTCCTATCATCTATAAACAAGAACATAGGACTAAATATTAAAGCTGTAAGATCAGAATTTGGTCGAGGCTTGAGAGACCCTTTGCAAGGTAATGTAATAGAGAGTGTTATATTTCAAGAGACTGCGTCTAAAGGCGCAAGTATTCCTGTAATAAAAAGAGCAGCTAACTCATACCTTGCATTACCTGCAAATAATAGAAGTAACTTTTTAGCAAAAGATGGATGGCTTGCAAAAACAAATAGAGTTGTACAAGAAATATATATAAATGCTCTGCTATCATCTCCTGTTACACACATAGTAAATATAGCATCTAATGCTGCGTTTCAATTAAAATCTCTTTTTGATACAGGTATAGCAGGAACAGTAGGTTCTATTCGAGTTGGAGCTAAAAAATTACTAGGTCAAGAATTTGATGAATATGATCGAGTTATGGTAGGAGAAGCTGCTGCTGAATTATTTGGTGGCTTGATGTCACAACAAAATGCTTTAGCTTTGATGAGTAGAACTTTTGTTAAAGGAGAAGCTCCAGACCTATTATCAAAAACAGAGTTAGAAGAAATGAGAGCAATAGGTAAAGAGAGAAGTGTTGGAGGTATAATTAAGCAATTTAAAGAAGGAGATCATGTAGGTTCTTTTTTGAGTGCTATTGGGTCTGCCAACAGTATACCTGGACGACTACTAGCGACAGGTGATGAGTATTTTAAAGTAACCTCTAGAGGAAGGTACATATATAAAGAGGCTTATAAGGAAGCTATGACCAACTATCAAATCACAAGAAATGCTGACAATGGGTCAGCAGAAGAAGCTATGAAATCTTTTAAAGAAACGCTAATTGATAGAATAGAAAATCCTACTGAAGGCACTATTGAAGGCTCAAAACAATTTGCAAAAAAAATGACTTTCCAACAAGAGTTAGGAAATAGTTTGCCAGAGAAAGGTGTAAGAGCTTTGATGGAAATTAGTCCTTTAATGAGGTATCTAATACCATTTGTTAGAACACCAACCAACGTAATTAAAGAGGCACTAGGCTCAACCTTGAATGCAGTAAACCCAAAATTTTATCAACAGCTCAGAAATGCTTCTGGCAGAGAGTTTGATCAGTTAGTAGGTAAACTTGTAGTCGGTAATGGCATAGCTGCTACTATGGTAAGTTATTCACTAGGATTAATGGGAGACGATATTAGAATTACAGGAGCAGGACCTTCAGCTAAAGGGGCAAAAAAATATTGGGATGCATCTGGAATACCTCAATATAGTATCGGTGTAAAACAAGAAGATGGAACGTATGAGTGGACAAGCTATTCTCGTTTCGATCCTATATCTGGTATTCTAGCTATGTCTGCTGATGCTGCGTACTACATACAAAACGAAGATAATCCAGATGCAATACAAGGGGTTATGAATGCCTTAACTGTAAGTATCACTAACTACGCAGGTCAACTTCCTTTTTTACAAGGAGTTTCTGATTTAACAAGAATGTTTGGTGATATACAATCCGACCCTATGAGAAGTAAAGATGCGTTACTAAAATTTCTAGGTCAGAAAACAGGTAATGTTGTTACTTCGCTTGGTAGGGTGGCAGGACCTGCATCTGGTGTATTTCAAGATTATCTTGCAGAATATTCTGGCTTACCAATTCCGCCAAGTAGTTCTTCATATACAGCTACACTTGAAAGAGTTCAAGACCCTACGTTAAATGAAGTTTATAAATTAGAAGACTTAGAAGTGCAAAGACAATTACCTTCTTTTATGCGAGGTTTTTATATTGCATTGCAACAAGCAAAGTCTCGTAATCCAAGATTTAGTAAAGACCTATTACCTAAACTTAATTTTTGGGGAGAAGAACTTAAACAAACAGAAGGCAGATGGGATGAATATTTTAACCCACTTAAAAGAACAACGAGTAGAGGTGAAAGTCCGTTAGAAAAAGAGCTTATTAATTTAGCTAATAAAACAGGTAATGCTTTCGCAAATCATCCAAGAGCTTTTCTTGCAGGAAAACAACGAGTAGAACTATCAGCTCCTTTATACAATACCTATGTTAAAAATATAAATACTATTGATGATAGAGGTAGATTGCCAGATGATCCTGGATATAACTTTGAGTCCTCGTTAGTAAGAAAGTTAGAAAGTATTGTAAGAGGTGACGGAAGAATAGGACGAACATACCAAGAAACAAGAGACCCAGGAGATAGATATAGTATTCTCAATGCTGTTCTGACAAGTAAAAGAAAACAGGCAAGAGATAAATTGTACGAAGGCACAGACCTTGAGACACAAAAATTGAACTTTTATTTAGGCAGAGAATAGTGTATAAATTATATAGGAGTTTTTATGGCAACCTTCGACATTAACGACACTACGAGACGTGTCCAATATACGACCAATGGCTCACAAACACAGTTCGCTTTTAGTTTCCAGATCAATGCCGACAGTGAATTAAAGGTCATACTTGGTGAGACTACACTTTCACTATCGACAAACTACACAGTAACAATAGCCACTAATGGAACAGGTACAGTTGATTTTTCTTCAGCTCCTTCTACAGGACAGAAACTAACCATCTTAGCTAACAAACCTTTATCGAGAGAAAGTGTATATTCTACAGGAGCTTCGTTTACGGCGGCAGCACTAGAGACAGACTTCGATAATACCATTATGGTTCTTCAGCAATTTGAAGAAAAAATCGATCGTACCTTACAGTTACCAGAGTTTGTTACAGGTTCAACACCACCAAGTTTAATAGTTCCATATAATGACACAGCGTCTGATAATGTTGATAAGGTTATTGGATATAATGCAGCAGGAACAGGTTTAACATTACTTAAAAGAGGTATCGATAGCGTTACAGTTAATACAAGTACAGTGTCAGCAGGTGGAAGTGCTACAGGTTCAGCGTCATTATCTGGCGATGATCTCACATTATCTTTAGGTATACCAACAGGTGCTACAGGTTCGACAGGAGCAGCAGGCACTAATTCACAACTAGCGATGACATTTAATAACAGCACATCCGATGCTGATCCAGGTGCAGGAAAGATAGCCTTTAATAATGGAACATTATCGAGTGTCTCTATATTATATGTTGACGATGCTGATGATGCATCTGCCAATATTACAAGTTTTGTTCAGTCATGGGATGACGTTAGCAATTCAACAGCTAGAGGTATAGTCACTATTATCAAAGAGGGAACTCCCTCAACCTATGCTACATTTAAAGTTTCTGGAGCAGTAACGGATGCTAGTGGTTATACAAAAGTACCTGTAACACACATTGTTTCTTCTGGATCATTCTCAAATAACGATGGGGTCGGTGTACACTTTTCCTATTCTGGTGTTGATGGCAGTGGGTCTATGGAGTCATTTACATTGGCAGGTGACAGCGGCTCGAATCAAACGATTGAAAATAGTAATACACTAACAGTAACAGGCGGTGAAGGTATTGACACAGTAGCTAGTGCTACAGATACAATTACGATCAGTGGAGAAGATGCGAGTACAAGTAATAAAGGTATAGCTTCTTTTGATTCTGGAGATTTTGATGTAAGTTCTGGAGCTGTTAGTTTAAAAGATGGAGGTGTAACTGGAGCTAAGTTAAATGACGATACCATATCAGCTCAAACTGCATTAACATCTGAGCCTGCTGATACTGATGAATTTTTAGTTAGTGATGCAGGCGTATTAAAACGAATTGATTACTCATTAATAAAAGGTGGTGGAAGTTTAGTATTATTAAATACAACAACCCTTTCATCAAGTTCTTCAGCTACACTTCAAGGTTTAATGACAGGATATGATTCCTATTTAGTTGTTTATAAAATTCAAAGAAGTACAGATTTAATTCCTCAACTGACATTTATGAGCAGTTCAACTGAATTAACTTCTGGTTACCACACAACTGTTGCTTCTGCCTACGGAGGTGCAATAGCTCGTTTTCAAGATGACAGTCAAAGTTATATAAATTTTACAGGTACTTGGTCATCAACTAATAGCACAACTACAACTCCTGTAAATGGATATTTTTATGTTATAGACCCAGATGATGCCAATGACTTTACTTATATTACAGGCACACAAACTCTGATGTCTGGTGGCACTGATTTAGTTATAAATACAATGAGTGGGTCATCAACAACTGCACAATCACAGGATGGATTAAAATTCACACCAAGCACAGGAAACTTTGCTAATGGATTTATTAAACTTTATGGAATAAGCTAATGGCAATTTTTAACAACAATACTTCGAGAGGGTAATATGTCTTATCAGTACAAAATGGTTAACGGAGAGCAAGTTGCTTTAACGTCAAAAGAAATAAGTGAATTGCAGGCAAGAGATGTTGAGTGGAATAACGGAGCTAAAGACAGAGCAATGGTCAAACTTAGAATGAAAAGAGATGACCTGTTAAAAGAAACAGATCATTATGCTTTATCTGATGTGACTATGAGTTCTGCAATGACTACTTATAGACAAGCATTAAGAGATTTGCCAGGCACTGTAGCTTCTGACGATACAGCAGAAGATGTAGATAATATAACTTATCCAACAAAGCCGAGTGAATAATGCAGCTAACTAAAAACATAATTCAGTTTGGTAATTTTTTAATTAAGATACCTAAAGCTATGAAGGGTGTATGGGATAAGTCTGAGAATAGATGGGGTTATAGAAAGGAGAAGTAATGGCATACGGAAAAACAAAACCAATGACTAAGAAAAAGAAAAAGAAATGACTACATATATTATTATTAATTTAGTTTTGTGGATGATATTCTAGTGAGAATGTTAATGCGAAAGTTTAGGACAGTTCCGAAAACCAAGGGAGGAGTTCCTAAGAAATATGTCAGTGGTGCAAAGAACCCTAAAGCCAGAGAAGCTGAGATTAAACGTACAGCCAAACTCTACAAGCAAGGGAAACTTACACCTGCAATGATGGATAGAATATCTAAAGCAAGGAGTAAGGGATGAGCAAATATTCAAGTGTACCAGGAGCTTCAAGGTTTGGTAAGTCAACTTTAGATAAGGTGTACAGACGTGGGCTTGGAGCTTATTATAGTAGTGGCAGTAGACCTAAGACTTCAGCTCATGCCTGGGCAATGGGCAGAGTTAAATCTTTTGTCTCTGGAAAAGGTGGAGCTAGGAAAGCAGATAAGGATTTATTAGGTAAGAAATCATGACAACCAAAGCCGATAAGAATGAGATGAGAATTAGCAAGCATGAGGAAGTTTGTTCTGAGAGATACAAAAACATCCATGAGAATATATCGGATTTAAAATCTAGAATAAAAAGACTTGAGACAGTAATGATGGCAAACACAGTAGCGGTGATAGTGGCACTCGTATCTGCGTTTATCAAGTTATGATTGATCCAATCTCAGCATTCGCAGCAGTTAAGTCTGCACATTCCGTTATAATGCAAGGTATTAAAATCGGTAAGGATCTTAGCTCTATGTCTGGCTATATATCTAGATGGGCAGTGGGCGAGGCTAACCTCGATGTAAAGGCAGAGAAGAAAGGCAGGAGTTTGCTAGGCAGATTTAGCTCTGTGGAAGCGCAAGCAATAGAAGCCCATCTTCGTAAAGAAGAACTTCGTAACATGAGAAATGAACTCCGAGAAATCTTTGCGTTATATGGTAGTCCTGGTCAATGGGAAAGACTACAAGCTGAGATAGCATCAGTGCGAGCTGAGAAGAAAAGACAACTGAAGGAAGCTGAACGTCAAGCAGAAAGAAGAAAGACAATAATTATAACTGTTGCTGCAATATCTGGGCTATTGCTTTTTATTTATTATGAACTAAAATTATTAAAGATAATATGACAAACGAATTTTATACATTTACAGTTGAGGTTGAGAAGCATAAGTCGAAGAAACAACCTCCGACAGTTTGTATACGATTCTATGGATGTAATGATATGAAGGATGCTGAGAAGTTAGCAAAACATTTAAACATAATGCTGAATACTGATGCCGAGATATTTAGCGATCACTTTAACGTACACTAGGAGATAATATGTTAACAGCACTTATAGGACCTGTAACAGGTTTACTTGATAAGTTCATCGAGGATAAAGATCAGAAGAATAAACTAGCTCATGAGATAGCTACGATGGCTGATAAACAAGCACATGAAATTGCCAAGTCTCAGATCGAAGTAAATAAGGAAGAGGCAAAGTCTAGGCATTGGTGGATAGCAGGATGGAGACCTGCGTGTGGATGGATATGCACTCTAGCTATGGGATATCATTTCATCATTCAACCATTCCTAATATTTTTTTTAGCTTTATTCGGACTCAAGATGGAGATACCAACATTTGATATGGAGACACTGATGACTGTTCTTCTTGGTATGTTGGGCTTGGGTGGTTTGCGGTCATTCGAGAAACATAAAAAACTTACGAAGTAAAATGCAGTTATCCAAACATTTCAAGCTAGAAGAATTTACGAAAAGCCAGACTGCTGCTCGTAAGGGAATAGACAATACTCCTCCAGAGGATATCATTCCTAAACTTTCTTTCCTTTGTACTCAGATACTTGAACCCCTTCGAGAGAAAGTGGACTCCCCAATAATCATTACTAGCGGTTGGAGAACACCAGAGTTATCTCTGGCTATTGGATCGTCTCAAAAAAGTCAGCATTGCAAGGGCGAAGCTGTGGATATTGAATGCCTTTCATTGAGTACTTTGAGTCTAGCGGAGATGATAATCAATCACTTCCCTTTCGATCAATGTATCTTGGAGTGTTATAAGAAAGGCGATATGAATAGTGGTTGGGTTCATGTAAGTCTGACCTCTGGTGAGAACCGAGGAGAAGTATTAACATTCGATGGTAAGCAATATCATAAGGGTCTGCTAGTGTAATGTCTGAAGTAGCTACAGGGCGAATCGGTGAACTGATCGCAGCTCTTAGACTAACTCAAATGGGTATTGAGAATACAATCAATCCACTTAACGGATCTGATATCATTGCGACAACTAAAGGTAAATTATATAGAGTGCAGGTAAAAGCTCGGAGTGTTCCAGATAGTTCCAGACCTTCACACTTCATGTGGACTACAGGTTACTCAAGTAAAAAGAAAGTTCCGTACACCAGAGAGCATTGCGATATCATAGCGCTCGTATCTATTCCCCATGAGAACGTATACTTCATGCCTGTAATACATCAGACGAGTGTTACTAGACGATTAAAGGTAGAAATATTTGATGATAAAAGTATAGCCTCCTCCACTTGGGAAAAGGCTATAAGTGAGTTAGATAACTCGGATGGATCGAGCTAGTCCTTTGACCTTCGATATTCTATTTTCTTTTTCAAGATTAGATAAAGCCAACTGAACTGCTGAACGTGTATTATGATTCAAGCTATCAGCGATCTCACTTTGTGTAGGAGGAAATCCATTGCTCGATACATAAGATATTATAAAGTCATAGACACTTTCTTTTAATGGCTTAGTCATCTTCAAACCTCTTAACCCTCGCATCTACTTCCGCAAGCTCATCTGGTTTTTCTTTTCTCATGATATCCATAGTCGGTTTATTCTGCTCAAAGAAAGCTCCGATTGCCATAAGCCTTTGGTCTTTAGGTTTCTCTTCGTAGGTTTCTACTGTCCATAACCATTTATTTATAGACTGAATAGCAGTTTCTATGTCATCAAAGTGCTCAGACTTGTTACCAGGATACGATAGTCTGTATTTAGCATTCTCAGACCTCTGTATAGCTTCCTTTAAATCTTGGTTAGTACGAGTCGACTTGCCCCCTTTCTGCTCACTGACAGGCAAATTAGAGGCTCGTTCATTGCGTTGAGCAGTGTCCATCTCATTAGCCGAGGCATATTCACCTCCAGACAGACCTAAACTTGATAAAGCTCTACCGATTGCACTTGTCTCTGCATTTTCCAAGGCAGAAGTTTTGTTAACATATCCTGCTCCTCGAAATTCTTCTGCATATCCAGACCCAATAATGTCTCCTTCTAGACTTTTTATTATAGCTTTGACTACAACTCTTTTACCATCGTCAACTTTTAAAAAAGTTTGTATGCCGTAGGTAGTACCAACGTGCTTTCTAAACACTTCTACTCGGTGAACTACTTGAGTATATTTCTTACCACCTTTCTGAGTTACACCATGTGTTTTATTAAGTGAGGATATCTCCTCCATAATTTTTTTAAGTTCATTCATCTTTGATCTCCTTAATTGTTAATTTGGTATGACTAGTTTCTGGTTTAGCTGCTACAACTTTCTCCGGTGTAGCTTTTCTAATTACAGTATCTACTGCTACCTTTTTATTATTAATAGTAACGTACTTCACATTCTCGGATTGCAACATAGATATAATTGAATCTCTCATGACATTCTTTTTATCCGTCCATTCCTTGATCTGCTCAATAGCATACTCATGATTGTTGACTAAATCGGTCAACTTATTTGCAGTTTTATGTTCTGTCCAATCGACAAAACTTTTCTCTGGCTCTTGGTCATCATCGTAGGCGAGATTATTATCGACCTTGTTCCAGAAGTCTTGGACATATTCTATGATAGTGTTTTGTAGATCACCATCAGCTTTAAACACAAACATCTCGAACTTGAGACGTGGACCGAGCTTGCCGATTATCGCCCACTTAAATCCAGAGCATAACATCTGAGCCTGGACTTGCAGTATATTCTCGTATGTGGGAGGACCATCATTGTACCCTTGAGTCTTGATCTCACAACAACCCTTTCCCTCAAGCATTACGACCTCGCCTGTCTGAGGATCTTCAAAAGGGATAGCTCCACCATGAACTTCGAGGACTCCATCTAATGAAGCTGCCATACGATACTTCTCCAGACGATAAGCCTTAGTCGGTTTAGTTAATGATACCCATTTATTCATCACGTTCCTCCGCCATTTTATCAAGTTTATCTGCTACCCATTGGAGCAATCCGTCCTCAAGGTAGTTCCCTCGATCCGCTGCATCTTGGAATCTAGTAGTATCCATCTGGATAACATCTGGATTCTCTCTGATGTCAACAAATCTTTGACGCAGACCTTCTCTGGTCATGCCGAAATCATTCTTACCCAGAACGACTACACCGATCTTAGAAGCTCCGATCTCGAATCCGTCTCTGCTATATTTATTCTTGGGGGTAGACATACGGAACCTCCTGTATTGATCTCATGTGAACCTCGTAACAAGCATCGTCCAAGGCACAACCTACAATCATAAATGCATATAACATAAACATGATTACAGCTGCATAGAATATGATCGGAAAAAAATCGTAATGCTTCCTTACGAATCGTCTTACTTTATTTAAATAAACACTCATAATATCTCCTTTGTTAAAGTGTTTGTAGTCTATCTAATGCACGTTTTACAGTAGAAGCAGACCATGAACTATTTCTAGATGTCTTTACACTTCTTGCATTAAGATAGTTTGCCATACCGAGCAATGACTCGGAATGATTCTGTGCATCCTCCAGATGTATTCTGATCTGACCAATGTATTTATTGGCATTATCTTTTCTGGATTGACTAGCCTTGGCTCTCGCCTTATCCATGAACCCATGAACACCGAGCTTAGTCATTTTGCGATTTGTAGATTTAGTAATGTAGTATCCTTTATCAGCTATCGAGGCTTGCATCTCTTCGCATTTCTCTTTTTGTTTTTTAGATAAGTCTCTGCGATACTGATCTGAGAACATAGAAGTCATACCGAAAACAAGTCTATTACTTTCCTCGGTAATTGTTGGATTGTTACAGATAACTAGATTAAATCTTTTATCATCTCTGAACTTCATCATATCATGATCAAGTCTGCCTAGCCTTGTAATATCAGCAACAAGTATTGTAGTGCCAACAGGAACTGTATCGAGGAATGATCCAAGTTTAGGACGTTGATAAATCGGAACTTTACCAGACACACCAATCTCCTCGATAAAGATAATCTCATCAGTAAGATTGTTGGACTTGATATACTCTTGAATAATAAATTTCTGCCGACTCGCCACTATATGTTTTGAGTCATCGTCACTGTTTCTAATGTAAGCTAGTATCATTATGACTACCTCTTCTCCATAATAACTTCTGAATAAAAATCATCATCAATAGGCATCATGGCATGGGTGTATCCTTCAAGCTCTTCAAATGCTTGTTTATTTTCTGGTGTATTTTTAAACAAAAATTCAACGTATACATTGCCGAACTCATCAATGTCGTTACTAACACTCAAAATTTCTGGGTCATGCACATATCCAGAAACTCCTAAATGTTTTAAATTAATCCCAGCAGATAAAATAAATTTGTGGGTTTTGTTAAGTGTTTCAAAGTTGTTAATTAAATCTTTAATATACATTTTTTTCTCCTTCTTCTGTAATAGGCATCATTGCCTAGTATACAAATAACATTGTTCTGATATTATTACAATACCTAAATGTACTTTTTTTTATTTCACGTTTTTTCCTTCCCAGAAAGAGTGCATTTAGGCAGAGAATGAAAGGATTGTAATGAAGGCATTTGTAGTAAGATTAGATGACAAAGTATACAGTAAGCTAAAAAAAGAATCGAAAAGAAAAAGAATTTCTATGAACAGATTAGTAGAACATTACTGTGACGTGTCGATCGGTGATGATAGTAAATTTAAACAGTTGTTCGGTTGATGTTTGGTAAGACAGCAATAGCATTATGGATATTAGTGGAGTCAATCTATCCTCCACCAGGTAACGATATCTTTATCGGAAAGTATCCAGATTGTCAGAATGCTCAAGAGATTGTAGATGATTGGATCGAGAAACATCATAAGCCAGAAGGATATTATGGGTGGGTATGTTATAAATGGGGCGAACACTTGAGATTAATGAAAATGGTGCGGAGTGAATAAATACAGAGCAATTAGAACCGAGGTAGACGGAATCATGTTTGCTTCGAAGAAAGAAGCTATGCGATACAAGGAGCTGAAGTTTTTGTTACAGGAACAGAGAATATCAGACCTGGTATTACAACCAAAGTTTCCGATTGAGGTATGCGGTAAGAAAATATGTACATACATCGCTGACTTTATCTATAACGAAAATGGTATACAAGTTATCGAGGACGTAAAAGGTGTAAAGACCTCAGTATATCGAATCAAAAAGAAATTAACCGAAGCTATATATAACATAACAATCAAGGAGGTATAAATGGCTGAATTAAACGTAGTAAATCCCAAGCATTATCAACAGGAAGGTCAAGAGAGTATCGACAATATCAGAGATAGAGTTGGGTACAAAGGATTCAAAGGATTCTTACTTGGCAATGTACATAAGTATCTGTATAGGTTTGAATACAAACATAAGGACTTAGGAGACCTAGAAAGACGTGAGGCTATGCG